ACGTCAGAAATCACCGTATCAATCCTAACGAGCTGGAGTTAAAATGAGTTCACAAGCAGACGACTTAGCCTTCTTAATAAAGATAGGCCAAATCAAAGAAGCACCAAAACAAACCGCACAAACTAAAAAAGAAGAGGAATAACAATGGCCATATACTTAAATAACAATGTAGGCGTTAAATTGGCTACTGCCGCTGCGCCTACAGTACCTTCAATAGATATTAGTTCTTATGTATCTAACGCAGTAATTAACCAAATTGTAGACGAGCTTGAGGTCACAACAATGGGCGATCTTTCTCACCGATTTGCCCAAGGTTTGCAATCTGCAACATTTTCTATCGACTTTATCAATGACTGGGCATCTTCTCAGGTTATGCAGACACTTAACGCTGCATTTGGAACAACTTTAGCAGTGTCAGTAATCACAGTTAAAGGCACTGCAGTCTCAGCTGCTAACCCAACTTATCAATTCTCGATTCTGGTAAATAACCTGACTCCAATTGGGCAAGGTGGCGTCGCTGAAATTGCGACTAGCAGTCTGTCCTTTACAGTAAACTCAGTAGTAACAGTGTCACCATCGGTGGCATTCTAACTAAGGAGTAGTAATGGCAAAACTAAAGATTACAAGGGTTAATGGTGAGGTATCTGAGCACAAGATAACGCCAGGAGTCGAATATAGTTTTGAAATTTCCAAAGGCATGGGCATTTCCAAGGCATTAAGAGAAACAGAAATGCAAAGCCATATTTACTGGCTCGCTTGGGAATGCTTACGCAGATCAGGTGCGCAGGTATCTTTGTTTAACGCAGAGTTTATTGACAGCTTAGAAACTGTCGAGGTATTAGACGAAGAAAAAAAATAGTACAGCGTGATTCCATTCTCTATACGGTGGCTGCTTTAAGTGTAGAGACTGGGATTGCGCCTAGTGAGTTTACCAATATGGATTCGGACATGCTCACAGCAATAATGCAGGTGCTTAGCGATAGAGCAAAGGAGATCAGAAATGCCAGTAGAGGTCGTAGGCGTTAAAGATGTCCTTAAAGGCTTAGAGTTTATAGATGAAGACATGCGTCAACGCATTAGGACTGCTATAGATCCTTTAATGCGTGGTGTAGCAAGTAAAGCCAGAGCATTTGCGCCAAGCAATAGCGAAGTATTATCAGGCTGGAGTAAAGCACCTAACCCAGAAATTAACTATCGGCCATTTCCAAGATATGATGCCAGCACCGTAAAAGCAGGTATCGGATATAACTCAGGCGAAAACAAAACATTTAGAAACGGATTTAAAGTTAGTAATTACGTGTATAACGTAAGCGCAGCTGGTCGCATTTATGAAACTGCAGGTCGCAATAATCCACAAGGGCGTGCGCCATTTCAGCAAATAGATCCAAGTACACCTAACTCACCAGTGGGCGCAGTGCAAGGATTTGAGGGTACTAGAAGAGCTAGAGAATATACCTATAATAAATCTACTAGAGAATACTCATCAAATAATCCGTTTGCAGGTTATCAGTTTGTAACTTCTATGCCTGGACTTACATCACAGCCTAGAATTAAAGGCGTACGAGGCGGCACTGGTAAAAAGACAAAGGGCAGACTTATATTCAAGGCGTGGTCTCAGGATAGTTCTAAAGTTTACGATGCAATACTGCAAGCAATAAACTCTACAGCTATACAATTTAACAAATCTACAGAGATTAAGAAGGCAGCCTAATGGCCAATGTAGTCGTCTCGGCTATTGCTACCTTTAATGGCAAGGCACTTAAAAAAGGTCAGAAGGATATATCTGCCTTTGATAAGCAAGCGCAAAAACTAGGCAAAACTTTTACACGTGTCTTTGCTACTACAGCAATAGTGGCATTTAGTAAGAAGGCCATAAACGCATTTGCAGCTGATGAGAAGGCCGCTAAATCACTCGCAGTACAGCTAGAAAACACAGGCAACGCATTTAGAGTAAATGAAGTTGAGTCCTATATTGCAGGTCTGCAGAGTTTATATGGCGTGTTAGATGACCAGTTACGCCCAGCATTTCAAACTTTATTAAACGCTACTGGATCAGTAACTCTTAGCCAGCAAGCATTAGAGACTGCATTAAACGTAAGTGCCGGCACAGGTAAAGATTTAGCCAGCGTAGTAGCGGCTATTGCTAAAGGCGCATCAGGCACTACAACAGCGTTAGCAAGATTAGGCACAGGATTAGACAAGGCCACAATAGCTAGTGGCGATATGAATAAGATAATGGCAGCTTTAGATACTAAGTTTGCTGGGCAAGCACAAGCAAGATTAACTACCTATGCAGGCAAAATGGATCTATTAAAAGTAGCTGCTGCTGATGCTACAGAAATTATAGGTAAGGGTTTAATAGATGCTATAAGTGCCATAGGTAAAGATAATTCAATAGATCAAGCCGCTAATTCTATGAACAACTTTGCAGTTGCTATTGCTAATACCGCTAAAGGTATGGGTGAGTTAATTGGTCAAATTAAAAGAATGCTAGACAGCGATGTAGGCAAGTTTTTACTAGGTGTGACAGCTTTACTTACACTTGGTAAAAAACAATTAATAGTAGGTGCTGCAGGACTGATTGCTTATGATATAGGCAAGACACAGAAACCATCATCTAACTTTACATTTGGGTCAGGTAACCCACTACAAAGAGCAGAAACTAAAGCGATAAAGGATTCTGTTTATTATCGTAAACAAGAAAATGCTGCACTCAAAGCAAAGACTGCTGTAGATGCATTACGAGATAAGTTTGACCTAGAGCGCATAGGACTTACAGCTGCACTAAACGCTGCAACTGATGAAGAGACTAAGTTACGCCTTAAAGCACAATTAGCCATACTAGACAATAACGAGGCTTTGGCTAAAAAGTTATTAGCAGAGATGGAAGGCACTAAAGCCACAGTAGTATTAACGACACAATTTTATGCGTTAAGTGAAGCTGCTAAAGCATTATTAACTAGCTTTGGCGTTGACCCATCACAAGTAGGCCCAGGCGGTACTATTTTAGGCGGTGCAGGTGGGCGTGTAGGTAACCTTGCTAACGCAGCTATAAATAATCCTAGCTTTGCATCTAGCGGTGCAGGTATGGATTTAGGTTTAGCACTTGGATTTACGCCAGGTAGTAGGACTGCTAGTGCTGCACCACAAGAAATTATAGTGACAGTTAATACGTCAGCAGGTGGTGATAGATTAAGTCAGGCTATAGCAGAATCTATACAAATTGCTACAAAGAATGGATATAGCACAGTGCCGGCAGGTCAGGGCTTTTAATGACCTTACCCGTAATAACAGCTTTAATTAACTTTAGCACTGGGCCAGCCTTTGCTCAGACAATGATTTTAGATACAGGCATATTAGATACAAACGTATTAGGTGATGCCACAGCTGTAATTGTAGATGTCTCAGATCAAGTAAACCGCATAGAGACTAACCGAGGACGTACGGCACTATCAGATCAATTCCAAACAGGCGCACTTACCTTACGCATAGTAGATCAGAATGGCGATTTTAATCCGCAGAATGTTACTGGCCCGTATTACAATTTATTAACACCTATGAAGAAGGTGCAGATTAGTGCAACCTACTCATCAGTAACATATCCTATATTTCAAGGTTTTATTACAAGCTACGTCACTACATACCCTAGTGAATCTGGTGAAGATGTAGCCATTACCACTATACAAGCTGTAGATGCATTTAGATTAGCCCAGGTAGCACAGATCAGCACAGTTACAGGTGCAACTGCAGGCGATTTAGCAGGCACACGTATTAATGAAATACTAGATGAAATTGACTGGCCAGCTACTATGCGTGATGTAGATGCAGGTCTTACTACTATGCAAGCAGATCCCGGCACTAACCGCACAGCACTGCAGGCGTTAACTACTGTAGCAACCTCAGAGTATGGCGCACTATATGTAGATGCTAGTGGCTCGTTTGTATTTCAAGATAGAAACGTAACCGCAGGATCTATTGGCGGCACACCCACAGTCTTTGCAGATAATGGCACAGGTATAGTTTATTTTGATGCTAGTTGGATTCTTAACGATGTACTTATATTTAACAAAGCTACAATTACACGCACAAGTGGCACAGCACAGGTAGCATTAAATCAAGACAGCATAGATAAGTATTTCTTACACAGTTACTTCTTAGACAACCTTTTAATGCAAACAGACCCAGTTGCACTTGACTACGCACAAGCCTATGTAGCCAGTAGAGCTGAGACTAGCATCAGAGTAGATTCTATAGTCCTAGACCTATACACAGACAATTACAATAGCGGCATACTTGCAGCACTAGGCCTAGACTTCTTTGATCCGATAAAGGTAATTACTACACAGCCAGGCGGATCTACCCTAGAGAAAACATTACAAATATTTGGCGTAAGAATGAATGTGTCGCCGAACAGCTGGAAAGTCCAGTTCAACACGTTAGAGCCTATATTAGATGCCTTTATCCTAAATGATACGATTTATGGCACTTTAGACTATAATGTCCTAAGTTATTAAAGGAGACTATCATCGCAAAGCAATCGTTTACAACGGGGCAGGTACTGACCGCAGCCCAAATGACTTCACTGCAACAGACAGCGATGGGTGGCGGATCTGCAACTGCCAAAGTTGCCAGTTACGTATTAGTTGCAGCCGATGCTGGTACTACTGTTGCTATGAACGCAGCAGGTGCAACAACTATAACTGTTAACACAGCATTGTTTGCAGCAGGTGATACAGTATTTATACAAAACTTAGGCGCAGGTGCTTGCACAGTTACAGCAGGTACAGCCACAGTAGCGACTGCAGGCAGTTTAATTCTGCCACAGAACGATGCAGGTATTTTATACTTTACAGCTACAGGTGCATCTATATTCTATGATTACATACAAGCAGGCGCAGTATCGCCACTAACTACTAAAGGCGATCTTTATACTTTTAGCACTAGCGATGCACGTCTAGCAGTAGGTACAAATGGACAAGTCCTTACAGCCAATAGCGCGGCTGCAACAGGTTTAGAATACACAACAATTTCTGCTGGTGGACTAACTTTGTTATCAACAACAGCCTTATCAGGTTCATCTACTACTGTTTCAAGCATTAGTGGCAGTTATAAAAATCTCAGAATTGTTATTTTAAGTGCTACAAACTCACAGGGCAGCAATTTGTCAATGCGATTAAATGGCGATACTGGAAGTAATTACAGCCGTCAATTACAAGTTATGAACTCTGGAACACAATCTAATGAAGTCAGTAGCGGTAATTCTAACATAAATATCGGCGCAATAGATACAAGTACTAATTCCTATGATATGGCTAATGTTTTTTTAACTATTCCTGAATACACAAATGCTTTAGATAAAGTAATTATTGTGAACACAGTTGGTAAAGGTGGCGCAAACATTTATCAAAAAAATGGTCTTGCAATTTATGACACATCATCTGCAATTATCAGTTTTACTGCCTTTCCTGGTGATGGTGGAACTTTTAGTCAAGGCAACATACTAATTTATGGAGAGAGTTAAGATGACAAATACAC